ATTAAGTGTTGTTATTTTGATAACGATAACGACGCTTTACAATATCAGGGGCAGGAATACGACGTTATTTTCTTGGAGGAGGCTACGCAATTTACGGAACTCGTCTTTAACGTTATGAAAGCGTGTTGTCGTGGTGCAAACAATTTCCCTAAGAGAATATACCTAACCTGCAACCCCGACGGCGTGGGCTTTTTGTGGGTTAAAAGGCTTTTTGTTTCCCGAGATTACCTCGAAAACGAGAATCCCGACGATTATATGTTTATACAGTCGCTCGTTGACGACAACCAGGCGTTGCTCGAAAAAGACCCCGAGTATGTTAAAATGCTTGATTCTTTGCCTCCTGAAATGAGGGAGCGTTGGCGTTATGGCTCGTGGGAGGTTTGCGAGGGGCAATATTTCGGCGAATTTAGACGAGAGATACATACTTGTGAGCCGTTTATTATTCCGCCCGAGTGGCGTAGATATAGAGCCTTTGACTATGGTTTGGATATGCTCGCTTGCTATTGGATAGCGGTTGACAGCCTGCATAATGTTTATGTGTATAAAGAACTGTGCCAGAGCGATTTACCTATATCAACCGCCGCCCGAAAGATATTAGACTTTACCAACGAGGACGAGGACATCTATTTGACACTTGCTCCTCCTGACCTCTGGGGGCGTAGTCAAGAGACAGGAAAAAGCAAAGCGATTCTATTCGGCGAGGCAGGCTTAACCCTTGCACAATCGAGCAATGACCGAGAGGCAGGGTGGCTCGCCATAAAGGAACTGCTTAAACCCGACGCTGAGGGGCAACCTCGCTTACACATCTTTACGAACTGTAAGAAACTCATTAAGAACTTACCCGAACTGCAAAGAGACGAGAAACGCCCCACCGACTGTGCGACTGAGCCGCACGAAATAACCCATAGCCCCGACGCTTTAAGGTATTTCGCTATTTATTGGACGAGACCTGCACCGACGGCGGCGGATAAGAGAGTGTATTATCGCCCTGACGAGTTAGAGGATTACAGGCGAGCACGCTCTCAGGAAGAAAGAGACTTAATAATTAAACGCAAGGGAGGTAAACCGTTATAATGCGTGTTGATAAACAAAACAAATTACAGTTTTTTAAGGACTTGTATGACAACGCCAAAAGTAAACAGGAAACAATCTTAGAGGATTACGAAAAATGGCGTAAGCAATACAAGGGTAGCCTTGAAATCGACGGCGGAGCGGAGGACGCAAAGACAGGTAGAAACATTACCTATGAACTCTTAGAGAGTCAATTTTCGAGTTATTTGCCAACTACCGCCGTAACGCCTGAAATCTTTTCCGAAAGGAACGAGAGGAACGCCAAGAGTATCGAAAAACTCTTACGAAACAAGCGTAATCGCTTGCCGTTTGAGAAACTTAACGATATGGACGAGAGGTATTCGCCTATTTATGGTGGCAGTATTTGGCTCGTGGAGTGGGATAACTCCATAAAGACGCATAACACTGTCGGCGACGTTAAGATTACTATTTGGAGCCCCTCTCATTTTGTAGGACAGCCTAAAATTTACGACATCGACGATATGGAATACTGCTTTATCCACTTTGAAACAACCAAAGAGGACTTAATGCGTAAGTATGATGTAACGCTCGATGTAGCCGAAGAAACCGAGAGCGAGGACAACGACAGCGACGAGACCGCTACCGTTGTTGTTTGCTATTACAAGGACGATAACGACAAGATTTGCCAATATATCTGGTCGGGCGATACGGAATTGCAGGACATTGAGGACTTTTACTCTCGTAAAAAGTATATTTGCAAGAACTGCGGAAAGCGTAAGGAACTCTGCAACTGCGATAATCCCGATTATGAAATGCAGGACGACGAATACGAAGAACTCGACCACGATATTGTGTTGACGGACGGCTCCGTTATTCACGCAAACTCGCCTGTAATGAAAGACGGACAGGTGGTAACGGAAACGGCGAAACAGCAGGCTTTCTTAGAGGACGGCTCCGCCGCTATGGACGAGGTAAACGGTATATTGATACCGCAGACGATAGATGTGCAGGTGCCTAAAATGGAGCCTACGAGACTGCCATATTATACGCCTACTAAATTTCCTATCGTTATTCGTAAGAATACCTCGCAGGAGGACTGCCTACTCGGGCAATCCGATTGTGAGTTTATCCGCCCCGAACAGCAGGAAATCAACAAAATTATGTCTCGTATTTCCGACAAACTTATGAAAGCAGGCGTTTATCCTACCGCTCCCGAAGATTATGCAGGGCAATTCGATAACGGACTTTATGAGAACGTTATAAAAGTAGGACAGGACAACTATAAACTGTTTGGACGAATTGATTTGCAGGTAAACATACAGCAAGATATTGAAATGGCGGAAAGACACTACGACCACGCTAAGCGTATTTTGGGTATTACCGATAGTTACCAAGGACAAGCCGATAACACAGCAACAAGCGGTAAGGCAAAACAAATACAGGTGCAACAGGCCGCAGGACGACTTGACAGCAAGCGTAGAATGAAGAACGCCGCCTACACCGAGATTGACGAGATTATCTTTCAGTATTTCCTTGCTTATGCGGACGAGCCGAGAGTCAACTCGTTTAAGGATTCTCAGGGCAGACTGCAAAACGCTACTTTCAATAGATACGACTTTATCGAAAGAGACGAAAACGGCGAGTATTACTATAATTTCTCTTATTTATTCGATACGGACCAGACAGGCGATGTCGAAAAATCAAGAGAGACTATTTGGAGCGAAAACCGCTTGAATTTCCAAAATGGCTGTTACGGCAACCCTCAGGAACTCGAAACCTTGCTTATATTCTGGCAACAAATGGAAAAACACCATTATCCCGACGCAAGAGATATGGTGGAACGCATAAGGGGTATAATCGAGGCTCAAAGACAGGCTATGCAACAGCAAATTGCACAGCAAAAGGCTGAAAACGACAAACTTAGAACACAAAAGATAATGGCGGAGGATAAAGCCGCAGGAGCCGAGGGATATATCGACTATCTTAAAAATTTTCAGGGAGGTAATAGGTAATGGCTAATCAAGCAAAATACGGCGAAAATCTTAGTTTTTTCACTGAAAAATCAAAGCCAGATGTCAAGACTAAGACTAAAAAAGAAGAAAAGGCGACAACTACCACGCCTAAGGCGACACAGCAACCGCAGGGAGGCTCCGCAGGTAACTATGGTGTAGGCAACCTTTCGAGAGGGGCTCTCAATATTTTGTCTCAGGTTTTCGGCGGTAGCGGTAAGATTAACGCCACTCCCAAAACGGCGAGTTATGGTGCGAATATAAAGAAAAAGCAGGAGGACACCAACAATGGCTAATAACATTTTTAGCAAGTGGTTTGATAATTGGAAAGAATCAATCAACAAAATCAAAACAGGGAACGGCACCTATGCAGGCGGTATAACACAGTGGATAAATAATATTTTGGGTAAGAATAAAGGCGATTCTACCGAAAACAACGGAGGAACAACCACGCAAAACATTACTCAATTAAATGCTCCTGCCAACGTTACGCCAACCACTACGACTTATAGTGCAAATGTCAGCCCTGAAACTGTTAGCACGGAGGGGGTTACAGGAAATCCTACGACTGCACCCACCAACACCGAGGGGGATAGCACGGAAACGCCTACCACGCCTCCTGCGACAACGCCTACTCCTGCGGAGCCTACGGCTGAAACGCCTATGACCTACGAGGAATATATCGCCTCCGAAAAAGAGAGGGCGGAACAAGAGAGACAGCAGGCTCATAGAGACGCTGAACTCGCTAAGGAGCGTGCTACCGTTGACGCTCACGCTGACTACGAGCAAAGCAAGGCTACATACGGAGCAAACGCCGAGACTATGGCTCAAATGGGGCTTACAGGCGGCGGTTATAGTGATTACCTTAACGCCCAGGCTTACGCTCAAAAGAGAGACGATATTCAGCACGCTAACGTCGTAGAGGCGGCGACCAAACAGGGTGCCGACACGGCATATTCCGATACCATTGCAAACCTTAACGCTCAGCAATTCGCTTATAACCAAGAGCAGGAAAACTACAAGAGCGGAATTTATAACACTTTATTTTCCGAGGCTCAAAACCCTAACACGCATTATACGGCTGAAAGTATTAGAGCAATGGCGGAAAAGGCAGGGCTTTCCGAGGAAGAAACCCAAACGCTTGTCAATACGCTTACAACCACGAAAGATAACGCAAAGACCGAGGCTGACAATGCGAAGAATACCGACCTTTACAATTCGCTTTGGATTGAGGTGCAAAAGCCTGACACTGCTTATACCGTTGACAGCCTTACTGAGTTTATGCGTAGAAATGGTATGTCGGAGGCGGATATTACCGCTCTTACAGGCATATTGCAGAATACGCTAACAAAGACTGAGACTGACAATGCGAAGAATACCTCTACCAGCCTTAGACTTGGGGCGATAGAGGAAATAAATACTAAGGGTGGATTGTCAACGCAGTATATCAATGAACTTAAAGCGGCAGGCATATCCGACGACGATTTGCAGGCGGTTATAAAGTATAACCAAGATTATCATTTTACAGCCGAAAAATCAGAACTTAACGCAGGCGACAGCACTACAAAGGCTGACCTCGATTTGTTATTGAGAGAAAATCGCATATCTCAGGAACAGTATAACGAATTGCTGACGCAAAATCAGGGTATTTATAACGATTATTACACCGAGGTTTTGGACGCAAGCCTGAGCGATTTTGATTTTTCGGCGGCGGATAAGGCGTATAAGGACGGCAACCTTTCTAAAACGCAGTATGACGCTCTTAAAAACAAGTTTAATACCGATATTGCAAGCGTTATCTCGGCTGGCGTTATTTTTTACGAAAACAATGCTCTTATAGACGAGTCAAGAGCGAAAGAACTTGTTAAGGTGTTCAAAAACACAGGCTGGCTTTCTTCCGATAATTCGACCAAACTTGATGATTTACTTAACGACAAATACAAGAAAGACGAGGACGACGGAGGCAGTTGCGTTGCAAAAGGCACAAGGATTCTCTTGCCTAACGGCGAGTATGAATTTATCGAAAATTTGGCAGTGGGCGATAGAATTTTGTCTTTCGACCACACAAACGGAACTTGCATTGAAACAAAAGTCGCATACTCTTATTTTGCAAAATCAAGCGTAAAAATCATTAAACTTAACTTTACTAACGGCGTTTCTATTGAGTTGCTTAATACAGGGCACGGATTATATGACTTGACGCTCGATAAATATGTATTGATAACCCACGACAACGTGAGTGAATTTGTCGGACACTCGTTTGCTTATTTGGATTTTGCCGAGGGCAAACTCGCTCCGTCAAAAGTCGAATTGTTGACCTTTGAAATCACGGAAAACCTCGTAGAACGTTACGACATTGTGGCAGAAAACAAGTTAAACCATATAGCCAACGGACTTTTGGCGTGCTCAGATGTTCTCGTAGGCATTTCTAATATGTTCGATTATAAAAACTTGTTATGCAGTGCGGAAAAGGTTGCAAGCGATATTGAAAAATTCGGGCTTTACTCGTATGACGAGTGGGCGGAATATGTTTCAAAAGAGGATTTTGACACATTTAACGGAGCCTATTTCAAAATTGCAGTCGAAAAAGGCTTGTTGACAATGGAAGAATTGTTTGCACTAATTGGCTTTATTAAAACTCAATGGGAAAATGGGAATACATCAAAATAGGAGCAAAAAATAATGGCAACTATTAACGAAATAATGCAAAAGTATGGCTACCAACAAAGAACGGGCTCGCTTTTGGAAAATGAGGAATATAGAAAATACTTGCAAGCCTCTTACGACGAGGCAAACAGGAAAAAGAATAACGGAGGCGTGCTCGGGGGAATTGGCTATTTCTTCGAGCAGTTAGGTCTTGGTGCTCTCAGCGTAGTAGAGGGTGTTTGGGATTTTACGGCAGGCGGACTCGCCGACCTTTTCGGGGCGGACCAGTGGGCGGAGGAGCAGTTTGCTAACGATTGGGTGAACTATAACCACGCTAACGAATGGTATAATCCTACGGACGGTATGCGTGTCGTCGGCGATGTCGCAAGCGGTTTAGGCAATACGCTTGTCGGCGTTGGTGTAGGCTTGGCAACAGGTGGTAGCGGTTGGGTCGTTATGGGAACAGTCGGGCTCGGTGCCGCAGGTAATGCTACAAAAGAGGCTTACAAACAAACAGGCGAACTTGGTTGGAAAGAATACGGCTACGGCTTGCTTTCAGGTGCAACTGAGGCCGCATTAGAAAAGGTTACAGGCGGAACGGAAAGAATGATAAAGAATCTTTCTAAGAATACCGCAAAAACAGTAGTAAAGAAAAGCCTGTTAAAAGAGATAGGAAAAGACTTTATTAGCGAGGCTTTCGAGGAGGGTATGAGTGAATTTCTCGACCCATATTACAAGCGTTGGACGCAGGTTGACCCCGAGGCGAAAAATGCAACCTGGCAACAGGTGGGCTATTCTGCCCTCGTTGGCGGTTTGTCGGGTATGCTTGGTGGTAGAATTACGGCAGGTATTGGCTCGGCAGATAGTGCTATAAGAGCAACAAAGAGAGGCGGTAAAATCGCAAGTAGCCCTGAGCAATTAAAGAATACCGTCGAAACGGCGACTCGTGTTGCCGACTACGAGACCGAACATAACACAGGCAAAGGCATTTATCAGCACGTTAAGGGGCTTGTAGAAAAGTTTAAGGGGCTCGATAAAGGAAACGGCGTTGTGTCGATAGGACAAAAGAGGCTTTTAGGCGAAATGGAAAGGGCGAATATCGCCCTTGCTTATGAGCCAGAGGTCGAAAAGAGCAAACAAAAGATTTTAGCAAGCCCTGACGAGTTTATAAAAGCAGTCAACGAAAAGGGCTTAATCGACGGAACAGGCAAGCCTATACACATCGAAAGCGTAGAGGCTCTTAAAAACAACAGCGAACTGCTTACCCACTTTGCTGTTGCAGACGCTCTCGGACAAATTTTGAGGAGCGGTAATTCCGTTTATGACCTCGTTATGAGCAAAGGAACTACGGACGGAATTGTGCAGGCTGAATTTAGAAGATTGCAAAAAGAGGGCAATGCTCAGCAAAAAGCCGCTATGAACGAAACTTTTGGTATTGATATTGATTCTATTACCTATGAGGAATTTATAGACAAGGTGCAATCC